TTTATTGCGTTATCGCCACCTTTAGAACCACGGTTTATAATATCATCTTCTAAGTGTTCTAAGTGTGTGTTCTTATCCTGAGTCTGGAATCCTTTAAAACTAAACATTTTTCTCTCTCATTTTGTTCCATTATACTATAAAAAGTGAGATTTGGCAAGCTCTCTCAATCAATCCATTAACAAAAATATACTACTATTTATAAGAAAAATCACCCATAATACGAGTAGGATAACCGTCACCGCCTTGTGTATCTCTAATATTCAACTTTAATATGTATTTACCAGTGATTATTTCAAAATCTATTCTTTTACCTGTACCAGTTTTACCACCATAATATGCAATACAAGACATAGGTTTAGCTGCTGATTTCATATACTTCTCATCTATAACTATTGACTTTATACTACCACCCGTTTTGTGTATGACATGATAACCGAAACCTATACCTGATTGTAAAAATCTTTCTAATTCTGCCTTTTGTGAGGCCGTCATCTTAGGCCATACATCTTCTTTGTAACCTTTTTTTAATACACCATTAAAGATATTACAGAATAAATTTTCTCTCACATTAAACATTTTAACAAACTTCTTACCATTGCCTTGTAGTTTGTTATTTTCAATATCATTTCTAGGTAAAATTGTTTTGATACCGATATTAAAGAAAGTGGTTGTGCCACCTAATTTTAAACTTAAATAAACTTTTTCTTTTTCACCATCCATAATTGTCAAGTCTGTAACAATAGGACCTAAGTCTAAACCTTTAGTCGGTATTTGTGATGATATAAAAGGAGATGAATTGAATATCAAAGGCCGTCTGTTATTTAATTCGCCTACTTGTTTGACTGTGAGATTTTTATATTTTTTTAGATTGTAGGTTTTGTTCAGGTCCATTATAGAAGGCAAAAATGTACCGTCAATTCCTGTAGTTTCACCTGAATACCAATTTTCTATTGCTCTAGCATAAGCAGGTTCAAATAGATTACCTCTATTCTTAACACCTCTATTTCCAGATGAACCATTACCAAATTTAACAGTTGTAGAATTTAATCTTAATTTTGTTTTGAGTGTGGATAGATTGACATAACCATCCAGATTTCTACTAATATTTACACCTCTTAATGCAGCTGGGTCAATATTGATAGGTGCTTTTAGTTCTGACTTTAGAGAAGCTGGTGTTTGTTTTTTGCACTCTTCAAATATTGCAACTATCTCCTTTAGTTTCAATTCATTTGCTGTGCCTGTCAACTTCTTTTTAATTTCAGCAGTTGATTCTGGAAAAAATGTGTATGCCATATGTACCTCTATACATATTTATTAAGGTTATGGCAACAGTTATTTTTAATAATTCCAGAGAAATTTAGGTATTCCACCATTTTCTTCCCAAACTCTCTCTTTGTTTTGAAAGTCTGCTAGTTTTTTGGCGTCTTCTTCAAAAAAATACTTGGCGATAATATTATTAGTAGGGTCTTCTTTAACGCCCCATAGAATCTTCTTACCCTCTTTAATCATTTCAATTGTGTAATTCAATTTACCTACTCCGTTATTTGGCCTTCTATCGCCTCTATGAAATCTAACCTTTTGTTTTTTTCTTTTCATATATTATATTTTGAAGTCACTAAACTTATCGTAAGCATCCTCTTTAGGGTCAACTTGATTTGAGTTGACAATGTTTTGAGCACTTTGTTGTACATCATATAATCTCATTTTACTTCTATCAACACCTACAATGAAAGCACGATTAACGCTAGGGTCATTGTATCTGTTTTTCAACTGTTTAATTTTCATTTGACCTAACGCCTCTAGTTCTTCATTTGAAATCAAAGCAAACATAAAGTCTGCTGTTGCTGGTAGACCAAAACTTTCTGAGGTATCTTCTAAACCAATATCTGTACTGACAAAACCAGTTCTTGTAGTCTGTGTTGCACTAAAGATAGGTACATTATGTTCTACAGCAAGACCACGCAATTCTTCAGCAATGGCCTTGATATAGAAATAGGAGCTAATATTACCACCTTTAAATCTGCTACTAGCACAAATATTAAGATAGTCTATGAAGATAACATCTGGTTTAAAACTTTTCTTTAATGCAAGTTCATTTATCAAAGCCTTAAAATGGCCAGCGTGAGCAGATGCTGTTGGATATTCTTTGATAATTAATTGACCTTGTGTCTTTTCTCTTAACTTGGATATTTTGCCATTGTATAATTGTTGAGGCATATCGTGTAAATCTTCCATAGAAACATCAAGTAAGTTTGCATCTATTCTTTCAGCAATTCTTTCTTCAGCCATTTCTAAAGTGATATACAATACATTTAAACCTTGCAACAAATAACTTGCCGCCACATGACACATGAATAGGGATTTACCAACGCCTGTGCCTGCCAAGGCAATGTTCAAAGTTTTACTTGGAACACCACCCTTGGTTATTCTATTCATGTAATCAAGGTCAAACTGGTATCTTTTTTCTTTAGTATGATACCATTTAAATCGGTCTTCAGCGTCTTCAATATAATCGTGGCCAACTGACTTGTCAAATGACACAGCCAATGCTTCAGATAAGATATGAGGTATTGCCTCAGGTGTTCTAGTCTTATCTTTCTTATCTAAGATTTTAATACCACTTAATACTGCATTGTGAACAGCACGCTCTTTACAAAACTTTTCAGTTGTATCTAACAACCATTGTATATCAGTATCTACCTTTTCAATACTGCCGATATACTCTTTAATTTTTTGGCTTTCTTCTTCATTAATATCTTTTCTTTGGCCAAGTTCAATGATGATTGATTCTTTTGTAGGTAGATTATTGTACTTATCAACAAACTTAAATACTTCATTAAATACTAATTGTTCAACTCTATTGTTAAAATATTCTTCTTTAACAAAAGGTAAAACTCTTCTAGTATATTCTTCATTAAAGAACAAATTAGATATTATTGTATTTTCTATTCTATCACTCATAATTGTTTTGTATCCGTCAAGTTTTGTTCTCTAATAGTCCCTGCCATAGGTAAAATGGATTTTGCTTTTCTTTTAAAATTTCTACCAATATAACATGAAGTTGTTTCAGAGTCAACATGGAGAGGTTTAAATCCGTGAAAATGCACAGGTATTAAATCTGATTTATCTAATAACTCTTTTGTATTTTTGTGCCAATCACTATTGTCCAATATAATTAAACCATCATCTTTTACATAGTTTAATGCTGGCTCAACACAATCATATCTATAAACACCATCTATAACTATTACATCAAATTTTTTATTATAATTAGATATTGATTTGATATAATCTTTTGGTTCTTCTTTTAAAAAAATGTTTTTATTATTACCTTTTATTCTGTTAAACCATTCTGAATCGTGTTCTACTCCATGATAATTAACACCTTTTCTGTTCCAATATATTGTACTATATCCTGTGCCAAATTCAAATACATCTGCACCAGACCAATTTATACTATTCAAATACTCAAAACAAGGGTAAGTGTACATAGGCATAATATTATTTTTATTATCTAATGGCATATTTTTAGATGAAGACTCAATAAAACCATATTCAGTTCTTAACTTATGAGTAATAAAACTAAAATGTAATTCTTCTATTGGTAAATTAACACCACTAATTTTTACACCTTTAGACATAATGTAAATAACTCCCTAAAATATATTTTGGTTCTTTAATTGGTTTTTCTGCCGTATGTCTATAAGTCCATGTAGGTGGAAACATAAGCATTCTACCAGTTTTTGGTTTAACTTTAATATCAAATTCTGGAAAAGTTGTATGACCGCCATCATTATCATTTAAGTATAAAAAGAATACTAAAAATCTTCTTGCACTAGAACGGTCATATACATCAACATGTTCTTTAAATTCATCAACACCATTTAATTCATATTTTTTAAATCTTATTTCTTCATAAACATATTTTTTAGGCCATTGTAAATCTTGTACATTGTTATCTTTTATATATTTTTCTATGCTAGGAGTATAGACATATTTCATCATAACTTGAATATAGTCTTTCCATCTAGTATCTTGATTCATATTAATTTCTGTAAAATATCTATGATTTTCTTTTTCAACTCTTTTTTGATGTGATTTTAAAAACTCAAACTCTTTTATCAAGTGTTCGCAATGTTCTTTTTTTAAAACATTGTCATATACAGAAATATAATTACTCAAATGCTTTGCCATCTTTTAATTTTTCTTCCAATAGTTCTAATAATATATCACCAATATAATCTATAAACTCAGAATTGTCAAGCAAATCCAAGTCATTAGGATTTTTATCTATGGTGTAATCAAATTTCATTGGCAACCTACCGTCTGGTAACATTTCAGACTCAGGTGCAAACGCAACTCTACCATAATGATAGATTACATCTTTATATTTACCTGCTACAATTTTA